TCATTAGGTAATAGCCATTTCAAGTACTATGGAAATAGACTTTTTGTGTTTACTCCAGAGGGAGTCACACCAGTAGCAGAAGGAAGCTATGTGGTAAGGAATGATAGAGATGAGTATTCTGTTATGCATCAGAATCATTTTGAAAAAAATTACGAGGTTATTAGGTAATGTATAAATAATTATCTTTACAAGAGTATTAATTAATAAAAAAAGAACTATGTATAAGTTTGGAAAAAGATCATTAGAAAGATTAGAAGGTGTTCACCCTACTATTGTTAAGGCTTTCTCGTTAGCATTAGCTGATAAAAATTGTCCACATGATGTTGGTATCCCACAGTTGGGAGGATTGAGAACAGTGGCAGATCAGCAAGGGTTGTTTGCTCAAGGTAGAAGTGATGGGTTTAAGAAGAAGCCTATTGTTACTTGGGTTGATGGAGTGAATAAAAAGAGTAATCATCAAGCTAAGGAAGATGGTTTTGGTTATGCAGTAGATGTTTATATCTTTAAGGATGGTAAAGCTCACTGGAATAAGCTATGGCTTGAGGAGTTTGCAAGACACGTTCAAAAGGTTGCTAAAGAAAAGTTAGATTTGACTATCTCATGGGGTGGTGATTGGAAACGTAAAGATAGACCACACTTTGAGGTACTTACTGGGATACTTCCTTCACCTGTTAAAAAAGCAAAGGAAGTGTTAGAAAAGAAACCAGTTGTTAAAAAAACAACAGTTAAGAAAAAGGCTGTTAAGAAACAAACGCCAAAAAAGTAGTAATACTGAAGCAGATTAAATATTATACCAGTAGAGTTAAATTCTACTGGTTTTTTTATAATGTAAATTAAAAAAAGATGAATAATAGAGATGGTAAGTTAAAAAAGAAGTTAGGTGACATTGGATCATTTTTAAAAGATAAAGGATTACCTGCACTTGGAGGTGTTTTGGATATGGTTGATAATGTGTATCCTCCAGTAGGTGTTCTTACAAATATTGTGAAAGCAGCGAGTCCAGATTTGACTGAAGATGAGCTTGGTATTTTGAATACTGCAGTTGAGGATTATCAGAAAGATTTGGATAGACATTTGGAGAATACAAAGGATGCAAGAGCAATGTATCAGAATACAGATAATGAGACTGCAGACTTAATAGCTAACAAGATAATCAAAGAGAACCTATGGATTTTACTTGGTCTTGTTTTGGTACAAGTAGCAGTAGTTATGTTTGTCCATGGTCAAGTAGCAGCAGTAATCACGGGAGTTGTGGGTACTATAACGGGTGCTTTGATTAATGAGCGTAACACAGTAGTAAATTTCTTTTTTGGTAGCTCAAAAGGCAGTAAGGATAAGGATCAATTGGGAAAATAATTGTATCTTTATCTCTGAATAGAGAAAGAGAGAAATCATGTTAGAAATTTTTGAAGAACTGGATAAGTTCAATAACATCGTGTATTACGATGAGCCACATAAGTATTTTATGGGTATGAAGCAGATGACATCTGTTACAACATTACTTGGGAAATATAAAGAAAAGTTTGAGGCAGACTACTGGGCACAAAGAAAGGCAGAAGAAAGAGGCATAACAAAAGAAGAAATACTTGAGGAGTGGCGTATCATTAATAAGATTGCCACTACCAAAGGTACAATCATCCACAATTTCATAGAGCAGTTACTTGCTAATAAAGTGTTCCCATATCCAGAGAGCATGGCTTTTAAAGAAGTTGGAATCAATAATGTAACCACTGTAAAAAAGAAAGTTTCTGTTTTAGAGGTAATGGCTAAGAAATTTGTAGAGGATATAAAAGGAAAACTTATACCTATAAAATCTGAGGTTGTTGTTGGAGATGAGAAACTTGGTATATGCGGGATGGTCGATCAGATGTTCTATAATAAAAAAGCAGAGGAGTTACAGATATGGGATTGGAAAACAAATAAGAAACTAAACTTTACAAATGATTTTGGTAAATTCCTAAAAGGTATTTTCAAACATCTTCCAGAATGTGAGTTCTACATCTACAGTTTACAACTCTCTATATACAGAGAGATAATCCGTAGAAATACAAACTTAACTATTGGAGATTGTTACATAGTATGGTTTTTTGAGGAGAATGAAACGTATAAAGTAATCAAATGTGCAGATTTAACAGAAGAAGTTAAAATTTTATTTGATTTATTAGAAAGAGAATATAAATTATAACTATATTTGTAGAGAAGAGTTCATTGAATAGTGTAAGGGATTTAATTAGAAGTATAAATCGGGGTATTGAAGGAGAGATCGTACACCATGCTTCTAATAGGTTTTATTGGGAAGCCAACCGATACTTGTTATTTAAGAGATGACCGAAGTATTGTAAAAAACCTCTCCTTTCTCTATTTACTCCGTTCTCTTTCGGAAAAGGAAACCCTGGTACGTTCTGTACTGGGGTTTTTTTGTTTTAAATAGTTTGTGTAATGAAATTATTTATATCTTTGTTTCTATAAAGAGAAAAATTATATAATAGAGATTATGCCAACATTCAATATTAAAGCGTCAAGCTATAAAGATTTTTGTTATAAGTGGTTAAGTGCTTTGAGTGGGTTAATGCCTTTGACAAAGAAAGAACTTCTTATACTAAGTACTTTCCTTTCTGTGTATATGGAAGAAGATAAGCAAGACATAGACTTGTTCCGAACAAAGAACAGGCAAAGGGTGCGTAAGGAATTGGGTATAACTACTCATAATATTAATAACTACATACAGACTCTTAAAAATAAAAATGCTATTTTTATAGAAGAAAATCGTTCAGGTATAACAAATGTTCTTATACCTACGATAGAACAGATTGGAGAATCTAATGGTGTTGATATAAAAATAAATATTATACTATGAAAGGTGTCAAAGACTTAATACAAGATTTAGCATTCGAACATGGTCTTACTACACATGATGTAGAGATGATGATTAGAAGTGAGTTTAAATTAGTAATGACAGAGGCAGCAAAGAAAGAAATGAAACCAGTACGTCTTATGTATTTTGGAGTATTTGGAGTAAAGCCTTACAGAAAAATATTTATGGAAGAAAAGTTAAGATTAAAAAACGAAGCTAAAAATAAAGAGAATGAAGTTAAATAGAAAACTACGTAGAGAGCGTGATCGCTTATTAAAAAAAGCAATTGAATCTGGAAAGATTAATCCTATACCAGAAGGAGAAGATGCTTTAAAGTCAAGTCTTCAAAATATGTTAAAGGCTGTTACAGTGTCAGAAGAAAACCCAATTGTTTCTATGACTGTTCAGTGTGATGTAAATGGTGCTATTGAAATATCTCCTAATAATGATGATGATGAAAGATGTTCTGCTCCATCTTGTTTTGTTTGTAGACAATATGATGTAGAAACTGGAGTAGTGGATAGACATTTACTTACTGAAGAACAGAAAGCAGAAAGAGATGCATTAGCTCTGGAGGAACAAAGGAAGTTAGATCCAGAAGGATTTAAGAAATTTAAAAGAGATGAGGCAAGAGAAGAAATTGAAGTTGTTGATTTTGAAGAAATAAGAGATGACGAACAAGAGAAATAAAGAAATCATCGAAGAAATAAACAAGCAAAATGCTTTAGTTCATGGTCCAATATGTGATAAGTGTGCAATGTTTGCTTCGTATTGTAGGTGTCACAATAATGAAGAAAAAGCAAAGTCATGTGACAGCCATGAGTTTAGAGTATTTCAAAGTGGTTATGGTCAATGTGTTAAATGTAAAACGGTACAGAAATTATGATTCCTTGTTTATGCAGAGATGATAAAAACAAACCTAACGCTATTCCAACTGATAAGTGGGTTGTAGAAGGAAAAGAATACACTGTTACCTATGTGTATGCTATGGATTTACAAAATGGTATCCTTGGTGTAGTTCTAAAAGAAATTGATTTAGAATCTACAGCACATCAAACAGGTTATATGTGTTTTAAGATGGATAGGTTTCTTTTTAAAAAAGAAGACATTTCAAAACTACTGGAGCTTATGAAAGATTGCCATGATATTGGTAAAATGGATTTCAATGAGTTATTGGAGATAAATAAAGTGACTGAAAGAGAAGAAGAGTTAATTTTAAATTAAAACTATGGGATTATTTAACATAAAAAACGATAGAGTAATACTGGATCCAGATAAGTTGATAATCCCAGAGTTTAAAAAAATATGGGATGAAGACAAATCGAAAGGGAAAGTTAACGCTGAGAGAATACTTACGTATATATATTTTTACTGTGACTTTTTATCCCCCTATTCCATATATCCAGCCTATGAAAGGAAAACGGTTTTATTGGAAGAATTTCTCAGGGGAGACACTAAATTGGAAGCGTCAAAGCTCGTTCAAGAAGGGATCAAAAAATACGAAGAGTTCCAGAAGACGCCATCGATGAGATTATTAGAGGCTGCGAAAGTAGCTTGTGGTAAATTATCAGATTATTTCATGGACTTAGATTTTAAAGAAATGGATGATACAGGGAGACCTGTTTATGTAGCGAAAGACGTTGCTGCGAATTTGAAAGCTGTTGGAGGTATAATTGAATCTCTGGATAAAACAGAAGAACAAGTTAAAAAAGAAATTACAGTTTCTACCAAAATTAGAGGTGGTGGTCAAGCTGGAGATTACGAAAGATAATTATGAATGTATTAGATTTAGTAACACCAGGATTTATAAATTCCCATTTATTCGAAGAACAAGCCAGGCATTTTATGAAGCATGGAAGCTATACAAATGCTCCCAAAGGTACGTTTGCTTATAGGGAATTTTGGAATGAACAAACAAGAAGATGTAAAGAAGGATATTCTGTTGGAGGAATAAGACTTACTGGAGAACATTACTTTTATCTAAACTTTTCTCAAATTAAAGCCACTGTTACAGAAAATGGAATCAGAAGAACACGATTAACATTTCCAAGATTCTTAGATGTGGATTACTATTTTTTCCACGAGAAAGAAAAAGCAAGATTAAACAATCAAGGATTAATTGTAGCAAAATCAAGGCGTAAAGGTTTCTCATTTAAAAACGCCTCGTTATGTGCTTATAACTTTGCATTTTTAAGAGATTCAACAAGTATTATAGGTGCTTATTTAGATGAGTATTCTCAAGCCACTATGTATATGGCATTGGATGTACTTAACTTTTTAAATAAAAATACTGCTTGGGGTAAACGTAGAAATCCAGATAGAAAAGATCACGTCAAAGCAAGATTCAAAGAAAACTTAGATGGTAACGAAGTGTGGGCTGGATATAACTCAGAAATCTATACTCTTACTTTTAAAGATAACTTCTCTGCAGCGATTGGTAAGAAAGCAGAATTGTTTTTATTTGAAGAAGCAGGTAAGTGGCCAAACCTAATTCAATCGTACATGGTTACTGCTCCTGTATTCAGAGATGGAGCTGAGATGATTGGTATGCCAATTATATTTGGAACTGGTGGTGATATGGATGGAGGATCGAATGATTTCTCTGAAATGTTCTACAATCCAGAGAAGTATTGGTTACGACCATACGTTAATGAATATGAAGAGGGTACAGACAGTTCTTGTGGATTATTCATCGATGATATGTGGTATAAGCCAGGACAAGTTCTTATTACAAGAGAACAGTTAGTTCCTGTCGAAGAAAAGTTTCCAAAACTTACTGAGTTTTTTATGAACCTTGAAGAAGATGAACATACTTTTGATATGGTTGATGAAAATGGTAATTCAAACAGGGAAGCAGCAGAGTTCTGGTTAGATAGAGAACGAGAAGTAATGAAAACAAGTGATTCTCGTACAACATGGGAAAAATATATTACTCAGTTTCCTAAAACACCACAAGAAGCATTCCTTCAAGTTGCTGGTAATATATTTCCAACTATTGAATTACAAAGACATTTATCTAAAATAGAAGCTTCTAACAGAATGGCTCCATTAGGTCAAACAGGAGAGCTTTATTGGAATACAGAGACAGAAGATAAAAATGTTAAAGTAAGATGGAAAGGAGATCCAAATTTAAAAGCTGTAAATAAGTTTCCAATTAAAGATAATGAAGACTCAGAAGGATGTGTTGTAATATGGGAACATCCATATAAAGACCATGCGGGAGTCATACCATTTGGGTTATACGTAGCAGGAACCGATCCATACGATCAGGATAGTTCTACAACTACTTCATTAGGAAGTACATTTATCTACAAAACATTTCAAAATTTTGATAAAACATATAATATGATTGTAGCTGAATATACAGGGAGACCTGAAACAGCTAAAGAATATTATGAAACAATTCGT